GCCTTAGATAACTCTACAAATACAAATATAGTTGATTACACTTTATTTAATGGTATTAAATTTGAATTAGATATTAATACTAATGTTTTGAAATTAGTAGCTGACCCTCAAAGACAATTGGTTTCTATTACTGCATTTAATTGTTTAACATAGGAGGTTATAAATTAAGAATTTCCATTCTTGTTGGAAAATCTATATACTAATTAGCTTGTATAATTCTGACATCTATCCAATAGTCACTTGTGTTTACACCTTGATTATACATAGCACCTATAACAATTTTTCTTTCTACTGGATAAACAAGTATGTACTCGTTCCGACCTGGACTTTCTTCCGCACACCAACAAATAATTTTATTAAAATCTATATTTCTAAATTGCGGGTCATTATAATTAAAACTGCCCTCTATTTGGTAATAACTACCAAAATTAGCTGTATTTATTAGCATTCTGTTGCCAGAAATATCTGAGCCTTTAAAGTATATTCTTAATCTATAAATTGTAAATAAATTTTCCAATCTCTCAAGAATTGAATGACTGTCCATAGCTATATAATTATTAATATTTGCTGAAATATCTGAATTATTATTCTTGCATAAATATAATTTCTTTGTATTTTTATCAAAGTAGGTCTTTCCGACTTCTTTTAATCCTATTTCATTTAATATTCCACCATAATCTTTTCCCATCATTTGAGTAAATTTATTTCCTTCTAGTGCTGTATTTTCTTGAGTTCCATACTTAACAATTCCATACTGTTCAGCTGAAGCATAGTCTGTTTTATTTACTTTTTTATTCATTCCTTCATTAAACTCTTGAAGTGATACGTAACTATGTAAGTCAATTTTGGCATCAACTTTTGAACCACTTGTTATATTGAAATAAATTACTATTATAAAAGAATGTGGACTATCTTTCATTAATGGAATATAATCATATTTATCTCCAGCATTAGCATAAGCATAAAGAATTTCTTCACCTTCATTTCCTTGTGCATAAAGTCCAATTTCTCTGAAGATTTTATCTTCTCTTAGCTCAGCATTAGAAAATTGAAGTTCTATAGCTACTATATTTTTTTCATCTCCCTGTATCTTACAACTAGTTACATTAGCTGTCCCCCATACTTCTTTTACATCTGTTAAGAATCTAATCTCATCATTTGAAGTTATTGAACCACTTCCTAACTTTGCTTTTGTAAAAGTTAGAGTTTCGGATAAATTTCCATTTATCTTAGCTTGAAGTTGTTCACCTTTTTTTGTTAGCTTTAAGCCTTCAAAATAACTCATTATTTAGTTCCTCCTATCTTGATTATTTTAGTAAATCCTATCCCTTGAGCAGTATTTAACTTTGAATTTATTCTCATTGTTTGATCTAGTTTAAACTCAGCTTTTATCTCTATTTTTTTTATATTCTCAACTATTGATGAATAGTATTGATTACTTTTATTGTTGATAATTTCAAGCTCCCAATACATTCTTGCTCCAACTTCACAAACTTTGTTTAAATCAGGCATTTTGTTAATAACCTCTAAATCATCAACCATATTTATTTTAAGTAGCTGACTAGCTACTTCTTGTAATGGTCTTGTCTTCAATTTTGTAACTTCTTTATTAGTAAGTTCTCTTGTTAATGTAAGTAAAAACTCTGTATTAGGTAATCCATCAAGTGCCATTTTTTTTATAATTAATGCTTGTCTATAAGTCTCATCATCTCGACCATTTCTCTTTTCATCATATCTTTCACCCATAAAATCTAAGAATATTCCTGAACATTTTAATAAAGATGTTTGATTTTTTAAATTTTCTATTAAGTCATCTATATATTCAACAACAGGCTTCAAAGTTTTGTATAATTTAATTGTATTTTCTTTTTGAAAATGCAAAGGTAAACCCTTAATAACTTCATCAATCATTATATTCTCCCAGCACTCTTTGGTATTTCATTAAAATTTAATTGAATTGAATTACTCCAAATAAGAGTACTTTTTTTTCTAAACTTTAAGTCAAAATCTGTATATTTATAGTTTTTATTATAAAGATACTCATATAAGAATGTTCCATTTGATAGTAAAGCACCTATTCCAGCTTCATTAATATACTCATCAATTAAATTTTTGATTTTCAATTCATCAGCACTTTTTATATCCAATTTATATTCAATTTCTGTTTGAGTTGGTCTGTCAAATCTTATAACTTCATAATGATTTGGTACAGATGTTGGAACATTTACCTCAACATTTCCTTTAGTATCTGGAGTATGAATGTGCATATAAATAGCATGTGCTATTTCTTCCTTTATTCCTCCATCTACTACTATCCAAATGCTTTTTGGAGAAAGTCCAAAGCTGTCTATATTCATTGTATTGTTTCTTATCCCATTAGCACTTTTTACTCCTGGTAATTTTCTTATAGCATTTAAAATAGATAATAAACTCCATTCACCTTTGCTATTACCAGCTAAATATCTTTTTAAATACTCATAATCAGTTTCAGAAGAAAGCCCACCTTCTCCAATTTCAACATTTTGTACATCAACTATTGATGCTGGAGCTTTTATAACTTTTTCAATTTTATTAATTTGGATGTTTCCTTCCTCTCCCTCGAATAAGCTTTGAAATAGTATTGTTTTAGTTCTTGAAGAGTCCACTTCAAATCTTTCTATATTTTCATATTTCACTCCATTTTCAGCTTGTATGATAATGTCTCCTTGTAACACATCTACAAAATTAGTTGCTGTAACTTTACAATGTACTTGAGCTTTTGTTCCAAATCTTCTAGGAAAAAAATATAACAAATTGTCTAATTCCTCATTTTGTGCATTGTATATATTTAAACCCCTTGCTATTGAAATTGCTTTATCTTCCAAATAAGAACAAAGATATATGAAAGGTGCTACTAATTTATAGTAATCTCCAGTTGGTTCAACATTGAAATCACTTCCAAAATTTTCTTTTTTTTGTGCTTCTTTTTGTGCTAATTCCATAAGTCCTTGAAAGCCTTTTGTTTCAAATTTATCCACTGATTATCACCTCTTTCTCTATATTGTTATGTTTCTTATGTGTTATATATATTTTTGCCTTTAAAGTTCTTTCTGCTTCAGAAATTATTTGATAACTAACTGTTTCTATTTCAGTTCTATACCATTCTTGTAACTTTCTACAAATATGTTCAAGTTTGTATTCAGCTACATCCTGTTCATTTATTATTCTTATATCAAGCCCTAAATTTTCATCATAAAAACACTCTATTGAGTATATTTTTAAAGAGTTTACTACTCTTTGCCAAAATTCTTCTATTCCTGAAATAGTTGAAAAGTTAATATCTCCATCATTCATTTTTATAGCTTTCATTAAACTACTCCTCCACTTGTGTCATTTCCTTTTGCTACTCCTGAATGCTTATGATTTTTTAAGCTCTTATCTCCAGCCTTAACATCTTCTGTTGCTGAAACAGTTCCAGTTGAGGATATATTCCCAGTTTGTATTGTATTTCCTTTTTGAGTAGTATCTCCAGTTATTTCAACATTTCCTTTTTGACTAGAATTTCCTTTTAAATCAATATTCCCTTCCTCTAATCTATCTCCAATAATTCTAATATCAGAAGGAAATTCAAGACTTTCAGTAGCATTTGGAATTGTGAAAGGTAAAATAAAACCATTGTTTAAGTTATTTCTTCTGTTTGAATCCATAACATCATGAGAGCCTTGACTTATATATGAGGAAATATCAAAAGTTAATACAAAGTATGGCATTATATCCCCTTCTTTGATATTCCAATCAATGTGGTCTTTACTATCTCCAAACAAGGCAACTGGAACATTACGAAGTACAGGTAGAGCAACACCATTTGGACTAAACAAAGGCTCAGCATCTACAAATCTACCTTTTCTTATTTTTTGAATTTTTACTAGAATTATCCTTATGTTTTCCATCATCCTTCATCACTTTAACTCCTAATTTCATATTCCAGCTATCACTTAGACTAACACTTACCTCTTCCACTTGCATAAATCCACTCACTTCATCACTTTCAATGTATACAACATCACCTTTTTTTATATAGTGGATTGGAAAACATTCGATTGTATAGTCATATTTGTTACTTTCTTTTATAGTTTTCTTTTTTTGTTCATTTTCCCATTTATCATCTTTTTTGCTC